AGAAGACTTCCTCCAGTCCATCGACCTCGCGGTCACGCAGGAACAGCAGTACCTCTCTCGGGGTTCGATTCCGAGCGGGGCGTGGGTGTTCGAGAATTGGGACCGCGAGGAGGTTCGGGAGTGGAAGGAGGAGAACGCCGAGAACGTGAAAGGCAAGCCGCACAAGTCGTTGATGTTCGCGGGGCAGGGCGGCGGCGTCAGCTTCGAACCCATGTCGATGAACTTCAGCGAGTTGGAGTTCACGGAGCGCCAGAAGTGGTATGCTCGGGTTATCGCGTCGGCGTTTCAGGTGCCGACCGCCGTGGTGGGTATCGAACCCGAACGGGTGAACTACAACACGTTCCAAGGCGAACGGGAGAACTTCGAGAGTAACACGCTCGGCCCCTACCTCCAGCAGTTAGAGCGCGTGATTAACGACCAGTTCGTCCGGCCGCACTGGGGCGGCGAGTACCGCTTCGAGTTCAAGCCCGGCATGAGCGAGTCCACGCGGGCGATGATTAGCGAGCGCGTCCGTAGCGAGTTCAACGCGAATCTGCGAACCCGTTCGTCGGCGATGCGTGAGCTTGGTATCGAGGAACCCGAGGAGATGGAGGACGGTTTCAAGGAGGACGTGGTGAGCGACGACGGTGGCGGTCCGTTCGACAACATCGAGATGTCGATGACCTCGCAGGGAGACGGTGAGGTGTCGAAGAACCCGAACCACTCGAAGGACGGCGACATGATTCGGTGCGAGAACACGGGCGAGACAATCGTTCCGGACCGAATAGAGTCGAACGGCGGCGAGTGTCCGGAGTGCGGAGAGGACGTAGCGGCGGATGAAGTCATGCTATCGAAGTTCGACCCCGTGACTTCAGACCATCAGTTCGACCCCGGCGCGGGAGTCGGCGTCTGCGAGAACACCGGCAAAGAGTTCGACGCCGAGACGTTCGGCGACTTAGAGGGCGAGTGCCCGCATTGCGGCGGGGACGTGCTGGCGGTCAACCCTGAGGGAACCGGGAAGGACGCCGGGGCGTTCACGGCCGACGTATTCCGGACCATCGCTCCCGACGACGCCGACTACGTGAGCGAGCGCGTGACGGGTATCGGTGTGGACTTCCCGAACGATGGCGTCTACGTGGATTGGCGGAACGAAGTCTTCGAGGACGAACTCCAGAACTCTCACGTCTCGATTTACGGGAGCTTGGACGACCTTGAACAGGCGACGGGAGTTGACACCGAGACTATCGACTCTCTCGACGCGACGGTCGCCGAGAAGATGCTTGGCGACGAGATAGTCGAGAAAGTCCGGGGCGGTGGTTCGGGAAACTGTAGCCACGCCGTCGAGAAGGACGAACCACTCCGGGAGACCGACGAGTGGTATCAGTTCGACGTTCAACCCGGCGACATCGAAGCCCTGCGCGAGGACATCGCCGACGACGTAGAAGCGGTCTACGACGAAGTGCTTGAAGACGACGAAGTGGCGCGTATCATCGAGCGCATGGCGGCCGACGAAACCGAGAAGTCTGTCGCGGCGCTCTCGCGCCGACTGAGGGAAATCTTTGAGGAGTCCGAGGTGGTAGCCCGAATTGAGCGCGCGCTCCGTGACGGCACGAGCGAGGCGGTCGTAGAGACGGTTCAGGACGCTATCAGTGAAGCCGACTCGGACGACGTGGATGTGGACGTGAAAGCTATCCGCGAGCAGTTGTCCGACCGGAGCGTGGGCTTCGCGGACAAGTACGCCGACCAAATGCGAGAGGATATTCGGGAGACAGTCGGCGACGGATGGGCGGAAGGAAAGAACTCTCGGGAGATAGCCAGCGAGATTAGCGAGCAGGCTGACATGGAGAAGGGATGGGGTGGCGCGGAGCGTATCGCCCGCCAAGAGTTGCAGGTGGCGACGGGCCGGGCGCGCTCGCGGGTGGCCGAAGACCTCGGGAAAGTCGAGGTGTGGTCGACGGCGGGGGACGACCGGGTGCGTCCGGCGCACGAGGCGATGGACGGCGCGTGGTGTCGTGCTGGCGATTCGTTCGTGGTGGAGTACGAGAACCGAGGCGTCGAGAAGGAAGATGTTCCGGGGAGTAGTGAACCGGGTATCGGGTGTCGGTGTGTGACGCTGTTGCGGGACCGGAGCGAGGTGGACGACGCGGATTACGCGGGTGATGGGAGTGTGTAGGCAAGTTCAGAGAACCATGAAAACCCATTAGTGGGTGTAATGGGAACTAATGATGTATGGGAGAGTCAACACTTCCCTGTGGAACCAGTACGAGAGAACGGTTAGAAGAACTACGCGGCGACGACTTCCGAAGTTGGGATTCGTTCCTGAACTACCTCGGCGACCTCTTCGAGGAGTACAACGACGAGTACCGGGACGCGGGACAGAACCCGTCCGGCGGTGGGGAGTTCCCTGAGTTGGCGACGAAAGAGGACGTGGAGGGGCTCGCCGAGTTGATTCGGGAGGAGTCGGAGTCTGGCGCTCCGAACTACGACGATGTGAAAGCGGCGTGTCGGTCGGCAGTCTCGGAGGAGCTTGAGGGAGTGGTTCGATGACGGGGGTCTGCGACGAGTGCGGCCGGAACACAACGACAGTCGGCCACTCCGCCGACTGTCCAAAAGGGGGCGAGGAGTGGTTCGGGGTTACTGCTGAAATCACCAACCCAGAAACCGGGGCTTCGACGCGCCACGAGGAAGTAGTCCGGGCTTCGGGAGAAAGCGGGGTTGAACAGGAGGTTCGTTCGGAGCTTAATTTCGGTGCTAACGAGGAGTTGGACGTGCTGGAGGTAGAGCAGTTGACGGGAGGTAGTGGCGATGAGTAGCGACCCACTCCGGCGACTCCGCGACGAAGCCGATGACGCCGCTGAAAACACGCTGGAGCGAGAAGGGTCGGCTTACGACGCCTACGAGCGGATGGCGGGCCGAGCGCAAGCGTTACTGGATGAGTCTGGCGGGACTGTCCCGGTGGATAGTCTCCGAGAGTTAGCCGAGACATGGCGAGACGTCCAAGAGAAACGAGAACAGAACCCGGATGCGAACCCAGTTCGGGCGCAAGTTCTCGGTCGGTGTGCGGGCGAGTTGGAGGAATTGCTCTCCGAGTTCGAGGACGGTGGTCGGGATGAGTGACTTCATGGTGGCGTTCGGCGCGCTCGTAACGTCGGTGTCTGTCGGTCTGGCGTGGGAGTATATCGCTCCGGTGGCCGGGGTTATGGTTGGGTTCGGGACGCTGGCCGCTATCGTAGTTGACGAGGTAGGTGACCGGGATGAGTGACGGATGCCCGGTCTGCGACTGGGATGGAGAGGTAGCCGTCACGCATGACCTAACCCACCGATACTACACGCACGTAATAGTCCGAGACGGCGAAGTCTCCGGCGGCCGGACGTGTAGTATGCGAACCCAACCGGAGCGCCTCGGTCTCCTCTCACGTCTCGCCGGACTACTCCGGTAACTCCGGCGGCCCTATAGTTTTAACACGAACCCACGGCCACCGACAGGCATGAGCAACGACTTCGGCGCAGACTTCGCCGCAGACCTCACCGACTACCTCAGCCAAGGCACCGACCTCCCCACGAGTCCCGGAACCGTCTACATCACGCTCTACGACGACGCCGGGAACGAACTGAACAGTAGTCTCCAGAACGGCCGAGTGGCCGTCACGACGGGCACCGGCTTCAACGAACCGACCACTACGTCGTTCGAGAACGCGAACGAAATCGACTTCGGCGAGGCTACGTCGGACATCACGATTCAAGAGTTCGCCATCAAGAAGGGGGACGCCGACGACGGCAACACGACGATTTACGCTCGGTCGGACATCACGAACGCGCCGCAAGACTTCACGACGAACACGCGGGTGTTCTTCGAGGCGGGCAAGTTGACGGTGGACGTGCTGGAAGCGAACTAACCCGAGGAGGATAGTAGATGAGTGAACTGACGGTCGAATCGGGGACGACGCTGACGATACCTGCGGGTGCGACGAAGACCGCCGGGCCGATTAACGTCGCGGGGACGCTGAATCTGGATGGGACGCTGAACGCGGGCGAGTCGTCGCTATCCGCGAGTGCGGGACTCGACGCCGACGCGACGGGCGACGTGTCGAGCGCGGAACTCGGCGTCGAAGTGGACGCTGGCCTCGGCCTCTCCGGTGGCGTGTCTCGTCTGTCCGGCGGGCGCGCGGTCGGCGTTTCGGCGGCGGTCGGGTTGGCGGCTTCGGACGGGTTGTCGGCGGAGAAGATAGTGAGCGCCCGCCCCAGTCTCGGCCTCTCCAGCGTGGGGACGCTCTCGGCGGACAGTCCGGGCGTGGTAGCGACGGCCGGGTTGGGCGCGGCGAGTACGGTCTACCCGAGCGGGGAGAAGGCGGCGGTCGCACTCGCCGAGGCGGGCGCGGCGGGCGCGGCGAACCCCTCCGGGGAGAAGGACGTGGTGGCCGACGCGCGGACGGGCTTGTTGAACACGGCCACGCTGTCGGGCGAGCTTCCCCTGCATCCCTCGGTGGCCGACCTCGGCGTGGACTTGTACGGTGGGGCGTCGTTCACGGTTCCGCTGTTGCGGCGGGATAGTTTCGACGTGCAGGGCGCGGGCGAAGTCGAATAGAATCCACCCTGTACGCTTTTCTCTCGGGACTCGGACGCTCCGGGTATGCCAGACGACGATATACCCGGCGGGGACTTCTCCTCGTGCAAGCGAATCATGCACGAGGAGGAAGGCCACGACGAACAGGTAGCGGAAGACATCTGTGGGGCGCTCCAGCAAGAGGCGAAGAGCGACCACGGCAACCCCGAGGAGCTACTCGACGCCCTGCGGGAGGGCGCGGGCCTGATTGCGGACGTGGGCGTGGACTTCAATTCTGCCGTTGACGTGCCCGCGATTAACTCGAAGTGGGTGATGATGAAGTCCGAGGAGGACGGCTACAACCGGCAGGTGGATACACCGCTCGTCATGAAGCAATCCGCCCCCGACACCGAGAAGCGTATCAGCTACGCTCCGGCGATGATTCCCCGAGAACCGGACAAGGAGGGCGACGTGGTTCCGACGCCGACCGTCGAGAAGGCGGCGCACGACTACCTCACCGGGGGCGGGGAAGTGGATACGGACCACAACCTGATTGACGGGAAGGGGGAAGTGGTGGAGTCGTGGATTGAACCCGACGAACGGACGTGGGACCTACCCGATGGCGGGACTGAGACGTACCCGGCAGGGACGTGGATGGTCGGAATCAAGTGGGGTGCGGACACTTGGGAGCGAATCCAGAACGGCGAACTCACGGGACTCTCGATTTACGGGATGGCGGAACACGTCCCGCTCGGCAAGAGCGCCGGGACGTGTGCGGAGTGTGGTGGTTCTCTTAGTTCTACTAAGTCTCAAATCGCCGACACCGATAAGGGGGATGACTCAAAATCGGAGGGCATGGGCAACAACGACCCCGGCGACAACCCGGACGGCGGCGACGGCGACGGCGGCGGTGGGCCGACCATCGGCAAAGTCGCGTCGAGCGTCGAATCTCTCACCGACACCGTATCCAGCATCGAGGAATCCGTCAAGGAACTGGAACCCGCGGAGAAGAACGCGCAGGAAGCGGCCGAGATGCTGGCCGACGAGTACGACCTCGCCCCCGAGGACGTACTCATGGCGGTCGAAGACATGGCGGGCGGCGAGGAGAAAGCCGACGACGGCGAGGAAGACGACGACGAGGAATCGGAGAAGGGCGAGGGCGACACCGACGCCGGGGCGGACGACGTGGAGAAGCGAGCCGACGACGCCAACCTCGGCAAGGGCGGCGACAGTCGAACCACCGCCGCGAAAGGCATCGAGGACGGGAGTGGTGGCGCGGACGGCATACCGTCGTATCAGGACCTCGCGGACCAGCACGGAGGTAACTAACCATGAGTCAGACACAATCCTTCAACTTCGGCGACGGCGACGTACTACGCGACCGGGAAACCATCAAGAAGAACGCCGACACCTACTACGAGAACAGTTTCGGCGACCTCGAATCGGACACCATCTACCGCGACCCGCTCGGACTCAAGACGGGCGGCCAGCCGGTGGAACTCCAGAAGAACCGCTGGGAGCAGATGGCGAACACGCCCCTCAATTCGTTCGCTCAACCGCACGTCGCGGGTGAGAGCGAACCCATGTCGGTCGTGGAGAAGTGGAACGAACTCCAGCGGAAGAACTACGACCTACAGGACACCTTCTACGAGATTCGCAAGAGTCTCGACACCGGGGACTGGACGCTCCCGCTCGACATCATCCCGGACGTGTTCACCGTCAACCCCGAGCGGCTTCCGCTCGCGGACATGATTCCGCGCGTCTCCACGAACGACGACGAAGTGGTCGCCACGCCGCTCGAAGACCACCCCGACTTCTCGTGGGGGTTGGAGGACACGGCGGCGACGGACGGCGACGGCAACCGCGTCTACGACTATCAGGAACCCGGCTACGGCGACCACACCTTCGACGTACTCGGCATGGGTGCGGCGGCGCGAATCAGCGACAAGATGATTCTCGCAAGTTCGAACCTCCGGAACGCCGAGTCCGCCTACGAGCAGGCGTTCATGCGGGGCGCACAGCAAGAGTTGGAGCGCCAGATGATTCTCGGCACGAACAACAACTCCAACGGGTTCCAAGGTCTCGACGACTTCATCTCGGGCGGGGACGGCGAAATCGTGCAGTCGATGGACGCCGCGAACGCGAACCCCGAGGACTACGAGACGACGCTTCGCTACCTCATCAACGACGCCGAGTACGAGGGCGCGAACCTCAGTCAGACCGCGGTGGTCTGTGACTTCGACTTCCACAAGAAGGTCCGTGACGCGATTACGGACGTGACGCGGTACGAGCCGATGGCCGACCAGTTCGGCGTGGACACGGTGTTCGAGTACGACGGCGTGCCGGTGTGGAAGACGCACGCTATCGACCGGATTCAGGACACCGCGACGGACACGACGGACACGAAGGCGTACACGGTGAACTTCGACGCGCACTACCTGAACGTCCTACAGGAAGTCAGCATGCGGCCGCTGGCGCGTCTCGGGCCGCAGGAACGCTTCGGCGTGGACTTCTACGGTGTGCTGACGGCCGAGGATAACGGCGCGCACGTTCGCGCGGCGGAAGTCACCGGGGCCTAATCCGGCGAGTGACCCTTTCGTTTTTTGAGACTCGGTTGGCTACCGGCGGGTATGGCATCCTACTACGCGGCGGGCGGGCGGTACTGTAGGCGTCGGCGGTGTCGCGTTCTCTTCCGGGAGCGAGCGCGCCGTATCCGGCCGGTTGATGATGTGGATGGACTGGAGCCGTGCGACCGGCACCTCGATGAAGGCGGCGAGTCGGACGCGACGGAGTGGGCGGACCGTCCGGCGGCGGCGATGGAAGCGGGAGTCTGCCCGTGGTGCGAGAGCGACGACGACCGCTACGAGGGCGAGAACGTCGGCCAACACGCGAGTAGTGCGCACCCCGAGGAGTGGACTGAGTACCGCGAGGGCGATGAGTAGCGACCGACAAACCCCTCGGCGGTGGCACGCGCTCGTCGTCTCACTCCTCTCGCGTATCCCCATCGCGTTCGACCACAACGACACCACTCGGGATACGGACGGGCGAATAGGGTTCCTCTCGACGTATCCGGAGGTTCACGCGCTCGGATGGGGCCTCGGGTTCGGCCTCACGCTCGGACTGTCGCTGGCGTACTCTCGGTCGGTGACGCTGGCGGCGGGTGCGGCAGTCGTTCGGACGGTGATGTACGCGCATACCGGCCGAGAGGTGGAGGTGATGGGCCGGGGTGTGGAGCTTCCGGCGCGCTACCTCCGG